AAGATTATTTCTATGTACTCTTACACAACCAGGAATATCAACTATAGGTTTACTTATATTATTTAATGTTTGTATATTAGTTTTCCATACAGGTATTTCGTGTATTTGAACTTTGTTTATATCAATGCGAGGTATATCAATCGTAGGCATCTCTTCGTTTATAGACCTCTACATACGAATCGCATTTAGGACAAGAGAAGTTGCTTACCATTGAGTATTCTTGATATAAAACAGGTTGAAAATCCTCTTCTATATCTGCATCAGCACCCCAGATAAGTTCAGTTTTACAGTGCCAACAATTCATTTGATAATCGGCATAGATGGACCTGTCATTTTTGGTAAACCATTATCTAATAATTTAGGCATCATACCTTGTACGTTACCAAGAATTTCATTCATTACTTTTGCTTTAAAGTTTTCAGAAGTTACATACTTGTAACCAAAGTACGCTCCACCACTCATAGAAGCTACCATTACAAATGAAATAATACTCAACACATTAGCTATTTTTTGAAACATGATTAGAGAAGCATTAATTAAAGCAAGCGTACCAATAACATTTATGGTACTTTTCTTGATTATAGGATTAGCACCACTTTATGTCATGTATGGGATTATTGATAGAAACATACCAGTAAAAGCTAAATAAAATTAAAGTTAATAACTACTCTTCTTTTTGTATCCGTGCATGGTATTCCTGCATGACGTATTTGTGAATCAAATATAACTACTCTATTTTCTTTACTTTGTACTTTTGTTCCATCTTCAAATAATGTATAGCCATTATTGTCATTCATGTAAGCTATTGCTGTTGTGCATTTTACATTAAAGTCTGTATGAAATTCTCTTGTTATGTGTTTTGTTGTTGCCACATTTAAATTTGCTTTTATTCTCATTAAAGAAATAGGATTCATATAATCAGCAAAAGGTTTAATAATCTCTTTCCATCTTGGATAATTACTCATAACCCCCGATAAAGGATCATAAAATTTATGAACAAATTGAAATTCATCTGGATCGCTTTCGCCTACTTGTTTAGTAACAGAATCGTTCCACATCCAGGGAAATCCGTAATCCATTATCAATGATTGAGCTAATTTAAATTGTTCTTCTGGTAAAAAATTATCAACTACTTTCATCTGTAGTTTCTTCTGGTTTTAAAATATCTTCAACAGCAGCTATAGCTCCCTTTAGTTCAAATATTTTTTGTTTACAGTTTTCCACTACTTGAGTAGCTTGATTATAGTTATTTACTATCTGCTGTAGTTCTGAGTTAAGAGTTTCTAGTTTCTGTTTTGGGTCAACTGCCATTAGATTGATATTGTATTACTATAATAATAATACTAGGCTGCCTTTAATGCTGCAACTTCGGTTTCTAATACCTCAATTTTACTAATGGCTTCTTGTAATGCAGCAGTTAACAAGGGAGTAATTCTTCCGTAATCTAAACCTTGATGTACTGGATCTCCATTTTTATCAACCTCATCTTTAGTTCCACTTACTGCCTCTGGTACTGCCGTTACTTCATGTGCAAAAAATCCATCAACAGTTTTTGATGGATCTTCAATAAAGTTAAATCTATAAGGTTTTAAAGTTTTTAATCTTGTTATACCATCAGAAATCAATACTTGATTTTCTTTAAGACGATAATCAGAAGATGTTGCATAAGAAACTGTAGTGGTTTGCATAAACACCCTGCCTCTTACAGTTCCATTATTTGCAAACGATACAATATTCACATCATTCGTATTTACATTTGCCCTTATACAAGCACTATCGCCTCTTGAAGCAAAAATTGTACCATTTCGGGGTTCGATTCCTAAACCCGTAGTAGAGTTACCGTTTCCTGGTGTGAAAGTGTTTATCATAGTACCATTAACACCAAATTTAATATCTCCATTGTCTCCACTCATTTGCATCCGAGCATTTGTACCATGATCTATATGAAATTCAGCACCAGACCCAGAAGAATGTTTTTGAGTAGAAATTCTAAATATACCATTACTTGCATCATGTGCTTGAAGCAGTAATGCAGCACAAGTGCTGGCACCACTATTAGTATTTTTAATCAAAACAGTATCTTCTGATGTTCTTGTAGTTTGTGAACTATTCGTTGTAATAGCTACTCCATCACTTGTAGTCTCAAACTTTTTATTGCCATTGTAATATAAAGCTACAGAACCATTATCATTAAAATCTGCTCGAAACTCATCAGTAGTTCTATCTTGTATTCTCATCAACCCTTCGGGTTTAATCACTAAAGCTCCAGTAGCATTTTCAATAACTGAGTTTGTTCCATTATGTGTAATTTTCAAATCATCTCCAGCACCTATAGCAACAAATTCGTTATCTGAATCTATATATAAAGAACTACTATTAATTTTTACACCATTTGAGTCTGTAGATAGCTTTTTACTGTTGTCGTGGTATAGCTCTACGCTACCAGCAGAATTGATAACAATATTATCTTCCCAGCTACTTTGATTTGAAGCATCTTGTATTTTTAATGTACCACCACCAGCATTAAGTCTAAAACTATCATTAGCATCATCAGCTTCATCCCCTAATAATCTAAGTATTGCTTGTTCTCCTTCTGGAGCTACAACTCTCACTCCATTTGAATCTGTCTCAAAACGCTTTACGTTGTTATGATATAACTCAACTGCTCCGTCACCAAGAACATTTATACCATTTTCTCCTCCTTGAGGTCTTAATCTAATGTCATCAGCAGCAGTAATAGTTATGTCATCTGAAGTATCGGTAATTTGCAAATCTCCAGTTGAATTAGTAATGATACTATCCGTTCCATCGTGATAAATTTGCAGGTCATCACCTGTTCCAAATTTAGCTTTTCCGTTATCAGGTAAACTTAAATTATTAGAAGCTCCACCAGAGCAAGCAACACTTCCTGTAATATTAATACCACCGTTTGTTGTCTCAAACTTTTTAGTGCCATTATAAAATAGCTCTACTGCTCCGTCTGGGTGAAATCTTGCAATATCTGTACCGTTAGCTTTTTCAATTTCAACAGTATTGTCAGATTGTATATTTAAATTACCTGTACCTACCTCTTTTATATAGCTATTACTTCCATCGTGATAAATTTGCAGGTCTGTTCCGTTACCAAATTGAAGTTTTCCATTATCATTTATAATACTGTTACCAGTTTGTACAAAACCACCTGTAATATTTACTCCATGCCCTGCTGTTTCAAAAGTTTTCGTACCGTTGTAATAGAGTTCTACTGCTCCGTTTTCAGTAGCAGTAAGAATGTTTTCAGTTCCATCAGCGTTGTCTAAATTAAAATTACTTGTTTGTATTATTAAACTGCCTGTACCACTTTCTACAATTTTGCTGTTACTTCCATCGTGAAAAATTTGTAAATCACCCTGAGTTCCAAACTGAGCTTTGGCATTGTCAAGATATCGAATGTGACCTTCTGATTGGTCAAAAGTAATAGTTTTGGAGCTTGCTCCTACAAAAAAAACATCTGCATTAAAAGTACTATTACCACTAGCAGTTAAACCACCTGTAATTGCTACTCCACTACTTGTAGTCTCAAATTTTTTACTGTTGTCGTGATATGCCTCAAATGCTCCATTAGCAATAGCTTGAAAAGTTGTTTCACTATCAGCAACCTGTCCAATTATATTTCCAGCAGATCGCAAAGTTAAGGTATTTTGACCATCAATTAACAGTGAACCAGTTGCGTTTATTATTTCAGAATTTGAGCCGTCATGCTTAATGGTCATGTCATTACCAGTACCAAACCTAATCTTTTGGTTATCAACCAGGTCTATGTTGGTGGCAAGATCCGATCCAGTAATAGTACCGTCTTTAATACCTTGTGTGCTGATCTGTGTAAGTGCCATTTATTTTGCCTCCAATGCTTCTACTTTGGTTTCTAATGTCTCTATTCTAACCTGTGCTTCTTGTAATGCCTTTATTGCTTTCATATAAAGAACGGAATATTTTACTGCTTTTACTCTCTCTGTTGAATTAGTATCAATTGAAGATGTTGCAACTTCTGTTACCAATTTTGGACTTACTGTTTCAAGTTCTTGTGCAACTACACCTATTTGTAAATC